TACTGTTGCAGCAATACCAGCTTCAACAAATTGCATACCCGTTGCTAATTTAATAGGATTACCACCAGCAGTTAATGCACCAGTTACAGCCATTCCTGTATTTGTAATTGCAGCGGCTAAATTAAAAGCTTTTTGAACTTGAAATTGTTTACGTGCATCCTTTTCATTTTTAGTGTTAAACGAACCAGCTAATTCAGATAAAGCACTAAAAGCACTACCAGCAAGTTCAAGCGTTTTTTGTCTTAATTCTATTTTACGTGCTAACTCTTTTTTATTATACTTGTCTTGTAATATGTCAACGGCTTTTTGATATTCCTCTTCCGTTTTAAAAGCACCTTCATTTTTTAATCGGTCTAATTCAGCAAGCGAATGATTAAATTCTTTTTTACTATTATATTCTTCTAATTGCTCATCTGTTAACATTGCAAAACGTGCCTGTATTCTATTCTCATCACGTCTTTGCCTTGCTGCCTCTTCTTCTTCAGTTCTTTTTATTTCAGCTTGTAGCCTTTCTTCTGCTTGTTGCTTTTCATAATTTTTAAACCACTCTTCATTTTCTATTCTTCTGTCTCTTGCTTCTTTACTGTATTTATTATCTAAATCAGATAGTTCTTTGTCTAAATTTTCTTGAATTAATTTTTCAGCAGCAGCGTACTGTTCTTTATCAACAATTTTATCCTTAGAATTTGCCTCTAAATCTTCTTTTTCTCGTTTGTATTTTTCTTTAATTATTGCACGTTCTTTTTCTATACCCTCTTGCATTAATTCAATTTCCTTATCTCTATTTTGACGCGTTAAATCAAGTTTATCTTTTTGGGTTTTATCAGTAATTTCTACTCTTTTATCTCCCTCTTTTTTTATTACTTCACTAATTGTGTTTTCTGCTTCCTTGTATTTTATTTTTAAATCCAATAAATAAACTTCTGACTCTGCAACAATTTTATCTTGTTCAGCTTTTACAGCCTCAGGATCAGCAAAAAATTTAACAAAACCTTTTCCTGTTTCGTCTAACCATTTTGTTAGTCCAAAATCTTCACCAAGCACTTGACCAATAGCATCAAGACCACCAAACAAACCTTTTAAAAATCCAGCAGAAGCATCCCACATTCCTTGCCAAAACTTAGCCCACCATTTAGAAGATTGAACTTCCGCATCTCGTGTTTTCTTAGCTGTTGCCACTTGTATTTCAGCATTCTTAATCATTGTGTTAAGTTTGCCTAATTGCAATTTAGCAATCTCTTTTTCTGTTTTTCCTTGTGCCTTTAATAATTCCCATTGTTTTTCATAAACAGTTAATGCAGTTTTATCCGCTTCAACTTTTTTCTTAGCATTTTTAGCAAGTTTTTCTTGTTCTATACTTGCTCCACTAATAGCACGTCCAATATCATCCCATAATAAAACTAAAGCACCAGCAGCAATTATTAATGCACCAATACCTGTTGCTCCAATAGCTAATTTTATTTTTAAAAATGCTGCTTTACCTTTATTTCCTAAATCTTCAAATATTGGAATAGCTTCTTTTATTGCAACTAATCCCGAAGTAATTGCCAATAATGCGTTTAACCTAATTAAAGTTTCTTGCATAGCTTTACTTTCAACACCAAACAAAGCGATAGCACCCTCAGCAACACCAAATGCACCAGCGACACCACCAATAGCCATTGTTAACTTTTGAGCCATAGGCATTGCACCAGCCTCTACTTGTAAATCTACTTGCATTTGAGTACGCAAATAGTTTTGAGTAGCAGCCATTAAGTCTTTATATTCTTGAGTTGCTTGTTTACCAGCTAAAGCTAATTCATATAAACGGTCTTCCGCTTCACCCATTCGTGTTGTCAACGGTTGTAATTGTCCGTAAACTTGTTCGAAAGTACCGTCTAAGTCTGTTGCCGTTTGATTTAATTGAGTATAAGCACCTCTAAGGTCTGTTACTTTTTGTTTAGCGGCTACGGTAGCGGCATCAGTTTCACCAAGCGTATTATTTAAGTCTTCAAACTCTTGTTCAGCTTTAGCGATTTCTTGGTGCAACCTTTTAAACTCATCTTGAGTAGTTGCTGCGTTAGTCTGTACGTTTAATTGGACTGTCCTTGTTTCCATTTATAGTTTTTTCTAAGTTGTTGTTTATAAATCTTTTTAAATTTTGGAGTGTATTCGTGTTTTCCTTTGGCAATATCAACCACCTCACTCACGTTATAAAAATCACTCGTTTTTAACAGTTCTAAAATTAAACCTATCATTGCTGTATTATTGTTATTTGGTTACTTGCTTGGCTTCCGTCAGTAAACGTATATGTAACTGTCAAAGTGATTACTTGTTGACTGCTGTTTTCCGTTACAATGTTTTGGAATATCTCTGAAATTATCTTATTGTTGTTTTCTGCTAATAAATTACTTGGACTATTCATGTTTTCAGGAATACAAACTTCAATTGTTGAACTACTTGTAATTGTACTTGGTGTAATGGTAACACCTCCAAAACTTGTTGTAATATCTGCACTTACAGCACCGTTTGGTAAATTAACACGAACGTCTAAACATTGAGCATCTTTATTTGGTTGGATTATATCCTGAGCAATCAACGGACGAAAATCTAAATATAAACTAAACTCTACTTCGCCATTTGTAAGGTTAGATTTCATTTCGTTTATGATATATCTCTTATCTCTTATTATAAGTCTGTCATTTAGCCTTAAATTAGTTAATAGGCTAATTGGTAAAATAGTCTTTACGTGGACTAATCTGTTTTTAAGGTTGAATAAATTAGTTAAATACGGAAAGTAATATGTAGCGTATAAACCTTGTTGTATTGTTTCGTTATGAATAATTGAATTATCTGCTCCAAAGTTTAAACTGTATTTCGTGTTTTGATAAGTTAAGTCTTGACCAAACAAAGCGTATGTGTCAATATTGAAATGAGTCGTACCGTCAAAGAATTTAATGTCATGTGCTAACGATTGACTTGAACCGTACAAATACATTAAACAAGGCTTAGGAACGTAAGACTGAAAATTCTCATTTAAAGCATATCCTAAAATTGCGTATTGACCACCTCCATTAATTGCTCTTGTAAAGAGTAAATTCTCAAATGGACTTTCTACTGTATATTCTTCACCATCGTAAGTAAATTGATATTCTAAGTTTCCGTACTGTTGGTTGTTCGTCTTAAAATAGTCTTTGTTTACAAACGATTCGCTATCCTGATATTTAAAACTAATTTTCTTATACAACTTAATTCTCTCGTAATCAATCTCATCTGTAATTGTGTATGGAGTAATATCTACAATTGCACCTTGACCGTACCAATCGTCTAAAGGTAAAACCTCATAAACATCTTCTTCAATACCTACGCAAGTCATGTTAAACTCCTTTAAAACCCCAGCGAAGAAATCAGCAATCTTCATGTCAGGCAATACGTTGTTTAAATTTACGTTTCCTGTTAATGAAGTTGTTACCGTACTCATTTGAGCATAATTAGTAATTCCATTCGTACCCAACATTTGATATATAATATACATATCCACATCCATAGCAGCAGTTGCTCGAAGTCTAAATGTTAAAACGGTGTTTAAACCAGCTGTATTTTGAATGCTAATATTTCCGTATGTTCCTGTTGAATCCCCTTGAACAGTTTGAAATAAATTACCGTCTTGATATACGTCTATATACCAAGTACCAACAGCACTTAAATTAAGTATGTCAAACGTAACTATGTGGCTTTGAACACCTATTAAATATTGTACGTTTATTTCGCTTGTGTAAATATTTACATAGTTAGCTGGATTCGGTAAGCTTGGATCAACAACCGTTGCTACAATTTGGTCAATATCAATATTTGACTGTTCACTTACCCAAGTATATTCAGTTGTATTTTTACCCCACAAGAAACATTGTGTAAATCTTGGATCACTTAGAAATGTACCTTGAAATGTAACACCGTAATCTGTTTCAATAGCTTCAAATATTTTACTAATCTTTACAGCAGGAAACAACTCATCGTATTGAATGGCATGAGCATTTTGAGTAATGTCTTGTGTTCCTGAATCGTTGTAAGTCCAATATCTCGTGTTAGCAATTAAAGGGTATCTAACATCATAATCCGTAGCTAAGTCCGTGATTCTATCGTACACCTCCGTAGAATTAAACTCAAATTCTAAATTACTTAAATTTAAGTTGAACAATTTATCCTCACCAAATTTATCTTTCAACGCAAGGATATCTCCGTAAAATGTAATTGTGTAACTTTCTACTTGTCCGTTTTTTACGTTGGCTTTTTCTAACTGAATTTTACCTCGTCTGAATGGCGTTAAATCGATTTCTATCCATGCTGTTCGTCTTTTGTTAGAGTCAATGGTCTGTTCTACGTCTGACTGATAGAAGTGGTTAAATATCGCATTATTATGCGTTGAAGCTGGAACAGTAAAACTCTGCGAAAAGTCAGTGAATACTTTTGAAATATCTGAAATATTTTGAACACTTGAGTTAACACTAATTTGCTCATCATTGAATAATTCAACTTGTTCACCCTCGATATAAACTTGGACTGTACGCTTCATATTACGTTGTTGATTGCGTTGTAATTAAATTCGAACTCTAATGTGTAGTTAATCGTCTTTTGGTTTATATTCTTGAATAATTCTGTGCTTTGTGTTTTTAAACTTGCTGGATAATTATTTAAAACTATTCTTTCACTTAGCATGAGTTGTTTAAGTAAATCGTTGTAACTCTCATCTACCCAATCCGTGTTTACCTTAAGTGATTTTTTACCGTTTGTGTTAAAGCTCTTTGTTTGACCTTCCAAAGTATTGTAGTTTGCAAAGGTTGATTGCATCAAATTATAATTCGTGTTTTCAACGCTTAACGTGTCATTAGAAGCAGCATAAAACCATGCCCTTTGCCAACACCCATATTTATTTACAAAGTCGCACACAACAGGCGTATAACGGCAATTTAAGTTGGGTTTAAATGTCGCTGTCCAAAGTACAGCATTTGCACTATTTAAAATTTCAAGTTTGTTACCAGCAGATACATAACTTGGATAAACTCTAAGTACATCTACAAGTTGATCGTTGTTTAAACTTTGAGTAAATGTAGCTCCTGAAATTAAGTTGGTGTATTTTGCTTTATAACTTGTTGCTGTTTGAACCATGATAAAACCACCGTAGTAATTTGAGTTAGTTCCGTAATTTATAGCAGCATCGTAGGCGTAAGTAAAAGTACCCTCATCGTGTAAAATATCGTAAGTCAAACTTGGGTTGTAACCTTGTTCATAATATCCAAATCCATCAAATGCTTTTAGGTTTATATCACTACCAACTTGAGTATATGTACCAGCATCTAATTTAAACTTCTTTATTTTAACGTTACACCATTGTGTTGTTTGACTTGCTGAAAAAGTGTTATAAGGTGTTTGTCTTGTATTCCAAGTAATGTACTCTCGAATGTACGGAGAAATATTGTAATACGTCTTTACGTTGTTTGAGGCTGGAATTAATTTATCTAAAGTGTACTGCGGATTAGCTGGAGCAGAGCCCGTTCCATTCCAAATAAATAATTGAACCTTAGAACCCTCTTGTCCTGTTTCACTAATTTCTACAATATAGGGGCTTCGTGCAAATATACTCATATCATTCGTCTTAAATTCTCTTGTAATATCGTTAATAAATCTTGTTCCATATCTAATCCGTATTTTTCTACTAAGTCATCAGGCAAACTTCTAAAAGCATCCTCAAATGGCTTAGTAAAAAACAAACTTGGCTTAATTCCTTTTTTAAATATTCCACGTGCAATTAAAAACTGCAACCCCTTTCTTGAGGTAAATTGTCCACCAGCGTTTCTTGGTGCTATTCCTTTACGAACCATCCAACTGTCTAACTTGCTTGGTGGAGGCATTCCTTTTAAACCTTTTACACCACCTTTGCTTTTAAATGAATAAGGTGCACCATGATTTATCTGTGTTCCGTTAACTCCTTTATCCTGAAAATTACCATAGGGCAACATTTTAAAATAAATACCTATTGAATTAGGCATCTGTTTTACTTCACCTTGAATTGATTTAGATAAAGCACCTGACGAGTTTTTTCCTTTAGCCGCAAGTTGGCTTCTTGCTTCTTTTACGACCTCATCTCTAAATTTTTCTAAGGCTTGTAATACTTCTGTCATTAGCAAATAGTCATTGAGTTAGACATCAAAATATCTAAGGTCATTGTCCAACCAGCTAAGTAGTTTTCAAACCTTTCTGCAAATGGCTCTAACGTCGCATTACCCTCCGTTACAAAATTATCAGAGTATAAATCACCACGCCTTAAAACATCGTATAATCTATTCTGAACAGCAAACATTGTATTCAACACGTCTTGTTCATTATCGTTTCCTATAAATTGGTCAGTAGCTGTGTTTTTAGAAATGTCAACAATATCCATACACAAAATACTTACGTTAAAACGAATGATATTATTTTCAATAGAACTTGAGTTAACTATAATGTGAGTTAAAGGAAATATTGTCTGTTTAGCTAAATCAACTTTGAATATATCACCCTCTGTTACCGTGTTTATGAATGCATCATTTTCAAAGTGAGTTCTTAAAGTATTTAGTAATGTAAAATAGTTAGCCATGTTTATTTAATTTACGGTTAAATTCTCTGTGTTCAATTTCGTTTTTTTGTCTTTCGTATGTGAGCCACGTGAGGCACTTCCTAACTCCCATTCGGGTAACTTCATCAAACTTTGTAAGGTCGCCTTTAGCGATTGCATAGATTGAATTGTACCATCCCCATTGTTTAGAGAACTGAGTCCTTTCTGAATAGTCGTGTTCAACTTCTGATTCTTCTCCATCTCCTCCTCTAAATATGAAAGAGAAGCTTGTACTAAGTCGTTTCCTAAACTCCAAAAAAAAAGCGTAGCACCCATAACCACATCAAGCGGTGCGTATCTCATAGCCTCTGCGAATTCGTCAGTACCGGTATATGGTAGTATTTGGTAAGTGTCTTTTCGTTTTTGAGTAATCGGTCTGTACATTACAGCCATAGCCTTGTGAAAGTTTTCTACACTTCCGATATTAGACTCCAAATCAATGTATTCTCCAAAACTCATTTCTTCTAAGTTTGGAATAAACCCAAATTCGTGTTCACCTAATTTAAACCTATTTTGAAAAGCAGGTTTTTGTTTAAATAATTCCGCAAAGTGATTGGTGAGTTCTAAGATAGAATCCCAACGTATCTGCAAAACATCTTTCATTTCTAAACCACAAAATATTTGAATAGTTCTTTGTGCAATTAACTCATTATCGTTAGACTTATCAATTAGTTTAATAAACTCCTGATAGGCTGTTAATGGAATCTCACTTAGTTTAGTAGGAACTTTTAGTTCTGCTTTCATATTTCTTTAACTTTTATTTTTAGAATTGTAGTAAGCAAATGCAATATCGTATGCTTGTGTTAGCATTTTTGTGTGCATTCGTATTTTCATAGGATCATTAAATATTATTTTCACCTTTTTTCCAGTCTTATCCTGAATGAATTGCTCAACTGTGTGTACCATTATCGGGAGGTCATCTGTCATTGGTGTAAATTTAACGTATATGATATATGCCTTTTGGCTGTAATTCAAAATAATATCTCATCATAATACTATCCCATTCATCAGGTGAACGCCCTATATTTTCTTTTATTAATTCTTTTGGCACTATTGATAGTTTACCGTCTTTATCTATATCTTTCATTTTTATCTGCTCCATTTCTTCAGAAACTATATCAATTAAAGTTTTATCATTACACAATTCACCCATTTCATTTAAGCTAATTTTTTTTGCTGTTAAAATAGAACATTGACTTTTAAGATTAGAATAGTTTTCACCTTTTAAAGGTTGTGAATTATTTACAAAACCTCTGCATTTTAAAAAGTCAACTACGCCACCTCCTACACCGTCTTCATCTGCAATTACATTTGTCAAAGGAATAGAATGTTTTTGTATAAATTCATACGCTTTTTTAACAACTATATCTAATCCGCTTTTTTCTATTCGATAAGATTCTACACATACCCAACCATACCAAATACGAAACACCGTTTTATCCTTACCTTGACGTGCTACATCTATTGTTATGTATTTTTGAGAACCTTTAGTTAAATGAACAGGATTAAAATAGTTTATAATAGCATCTTGAGATATTAAAGCACTTGGATCGTCATCATATTCCCAATTTCCGTAATAAAGCCTTTCACGTGAGTTTTTATCTAATTGCAATAATGATTGAATATAACTGTCAGGTAAATGTGGATTGTCCTTTGGTAAAGCTTGAATAAACTTTCTATATTCTTTTAATGTTCCGTTTTTATCTGGCGAATAAAACTCTTTATAAACCCAATTTTTAGCCGGGTTACAAGTACCCAATAATTTTGGTATTAATCCATAATCATTTAATTTATATCTAATACGAGATTTTACTATTTGCCATGCTTTATATGTTATTTGGTTGCACTCATCTATAAAAGCACCTGTCAACTCCAAAGAACCTAAACTATCAAAATTTGGGTCGCTTGGATAAAGAAATAAATCTTTTAATAATATTTCAGATCCGTTTTTCCAATAAATAATATTTGACTGAGCATTATAATCAAACTGATCGTTTATTTCTAATTTACCAGCTAATTCAAAAAAAGAATTTAATGTAGTTTCTTTTAAACTTTTAAGTTTAGATCTACCCATTAACCAACGAGTACCAGCGTATTTTTGACACATTGAAATAAGCCATAAACATCCAAATGCACTTTTACCACCACCAGCAGCTCCACCATATAACAATTCAGTATTTACTTTGTCATTCAGATAAAATGTAGCGTGTTCTTGTTTTATTAAAAGCTTCATTCATTTGGATTAATTCCGTTTCTACTTGCTCTTTTAGGTTGTTTAAACGCTGTGTAATACTTGGATTGTACTGTCCTACCATACCGCCTGTGATTTGGTCTTCACGTATTTCTTTGCGTATGCGTGAACAGATAGGTGAAAATTCATCGTAAGCTTTATTCGTATTCTTAAAATAATCTTCAACACATCCTACTTCATCCCAACAAAATATTTCGAATCCTTCCATTGTTAAAGGTCTTTCAAGGGGCTCTGCTCTTTCTTCAAAGTCTTTACCACCAAATACGTGTTTGATTCTTGGGTTCGCCTTTACGTCTTCTTTGTATCTTATAAATAGTTCGTATAGTTGTTCAGGACTATTTAAGTTTCTTGGTCTTCCTACTTTTGCCATTTTATTATTAATTAGGGTTATAGTTATAATTTTTAAATTCGTGTTTTGATACGGGGTGTACTTCCATTACCTCTATCTCATTATCCATAAATACTGCATATTGTGCTTCTGCTGCTTTCATTAATAGCTTTATAGTATTCAACTGCCTTTTATGTTTATGAGGATTGTAGAATAATATGTAGTAGTCGCTATTTAGTATTTGTTTTGTCAACTGTTTTGTTTGATAGGTTTTCTTCATAGGTTGTTGAACATACTGCTAATCTTTGGTCCGTGTTTTTGTATTCACTTACCATTACATTATCCTCCATACATCGTTGTACAAAATCTTTTTTAGATTCGCTTTTATTTGGCTTCGGTATTGGCATCTTCGTAAGTATTAAATACAGTTTTTAATTGTTCTATTCTGTGTAGAAGACAAGGAGCACAGCTTGTTGGTTCGTTTCTTACTCCAAATACTCTGCTGTGAATATTCATTATTGTTTTTTGTTCGCTTGGCTTTACTACATTCGTGTTTTTGTCAAACCATTCTTTTAACTTCTACTGTATCTCCTAATCCTTGACTTTCAGCTGCTAATATTTCAGCTTTAGTTCGTCTTTTTCTTTTTGCCATAATTTATTTTTTAAAATATTCTTTACTTAATTCTTGTAAGTCTTTTCTTAAAGCTTCATTTTCAGCTTTTAATTTTTTTACTTCTTTTTCTAATTTACAGTGCTCATGCCAAAATTCTTTAGCACGATTTTTTCTTAATTCAAATTCATTTTCTAAAATCTCTAATATGTTTTGAAATTGCATAATCTATAAAAATTTATTTAAAAAACTCTTTTCACTACCAAACATTATTGTGTCCTCATCCAATAAAGGACTTTGAATAATATCAAAAAAATGATGCTTACTTGGAAACTCTGTATAATTTTTAGAAATCCAAAACTTACAATCTAATAAAATCATTTGTTCAACACTTAAACCTGAGGCATCAATCATTTTATCTAACGTCTTTTGTTCTAATTGTATCTCTGTAAAGTTTAAATAACATTTGATCGTACCAATGCCAGTTGTTTATTGTTTCAGATATTTTAATGTCTATTATTGTTTGTGCATTCGTCTTTTCGTATGGCTCTCCATCGTCTTTTATTTGAATTGCCTCTGTTAAACTTACTTTCTCCAGCTTATTCTTTGCTTTCTCGTAATCGTAAAACATATTCCTAAGTACAATCCAAATAAAGCCTTTATAGATAGTTCCATTGCGGTAAAACCTTTCGTTGTTTTCGTGTTTTGCTAATTTCAGATACATTTCCTGGACTATATCTTCTGCGTAAAACTGCTCCCCAAAGTTGCGTACAATCTTAACCCACTCATTGTGGTGCTCATATAAATGGTATAAGAATTTTTCATTCACTTATCGCAAATAAAAATACAAAACTAAATACAGTCATAAATATAAAAACACGAATAACACTATTCAACATCAACGTTTCATTATACAACCACTTACCAAACCTATGTCCGCTTTCATTCCACATAAAAAGCAAAACAACCCTATCCACAAAGAACAGGGTTGCAAATAACGGTAATACTAAAATCTCTAAAATCCTTGTCATTCACCAAAGTTAACACCTTTCATTAAAATACGCAATTTCTCTCTCTGTTTCAAAATCTAATTGCGCTTCGTATCTTAACTGTTCACTATCAAATCCCCATGCCTCAGGATTGTTTGAGATTCTTTCTTCTAACTTTTCACAAATTAATTTCGTGTTTCTGTTGTTTAACATTCCACTTTTCAATCCATCACAATCCCAATCGTAACTGCTTAACTTAACATCAACGCTTTCAAATTCAAAATCTGAATCTACATTAAAGTCAATGTCAAATTCAAAAAACATTACTCCAAACTTACCGCAGTCAAGGTCAAAATAACCTTTATCCTTGTTTGTGTCTAAGTTAATTAACTTCCAATTCCTGTTAAAATCAATAGTTTTCATATACGCTTTGTTTAATTATTTCTTCAAAATTAATATAATTATTTTAATTACAAACAATTTTAAAAAATATTTTACATTCCTTTTTCGTTAAGATACTTTGCTACTCTCTGAATTGTTTTACTTGTTAATGATTTACCATTTAAAAAAGTATGGATATTACTCTGGTGTAACTTAGCATCTAAACAAAAAGCATTTAATGTTATTCCGTGTTTCGTTAGATAATCACGAATCATTTTCCTAATTATCTCATCACTATTCGCTATTATCTTACTCGCTTTCATTTAGAAATCATTTAAAAAGTCTGAAAAATCGTTTTTAGGCTGCGTTTGAGGCTGTTTAACGGTGTTTTGATTATCTCTTGGTAATTGTGCTTGTAAACTTATATAAGCTCCGTTATCGCCTTGTTTCTTCCAACCAGCTAATTCCAACTTTACGCCATTGATTGTTATGTTACCTTTAAAGTCAGGGTGTGAATCTTGTTTTTTAAATTTGTTAGCGGATAGGCTACCGTAGTTTTTACTTTCCATTTTTATTTTATTTTATTTTTTAACATTTTAATTATTAAAGAATCTGCATTTAATATTACTCCTTCATCAGTTGCTATTGTTAAAGCTTTTATTAATTGCTTTATTTCTTTAAGTTCTTTTTTTAAGTCTTGTATTTCTTGGTTGATCTCTGGGTTCATAACTTTTAATTTTACCATAACCATTTTAAAAATCTCCATACCAATTTCAATAATTTACGAATAACTCCATATTCATTTTGTTGAGTAAATTTGTTTATTGATTCTTGAACTTTTATTTCTGTTGGAATCTCTATATCTCTCATGTCAAATTTTAATTTAGGTTGTGTTTCTAATTGTTTATTTATTATTTTTTGTCTATAATTATTAATTCGCTGCTCTTTTCTATATGCTTCAATTAGTTTATAAGTAATTGGAATTTTATCACTCCAAACATAACGCCCTGTATTTTTCTTATATATTATATTATTTCTAATTAAAAATGCTTGCCAAGACTTCGAATTAGGTAATGAACTTTTTAAATCTATAAGTTTATAATATTCTATATTATCTAATTCATTTTTAATAAAAAAAAGATTATGTAACCATTTTTCAGTTGTTGCTCTGCTTTCCCATGACCTTCTATTTTTAGGTATTTCAACACTTGAAACATTAAAATCTAATTTAGGTTGCATATATTCCGTTTTTAATTTTTCTTTATATTTAATTTGTTTTTCTTTTACATTATTTCTAAATTCATCAACTATCTTTGTTGAAATAGGTATTTTATCATTCCATTTATAGTTATAATTTTCATCTTTATATATAATATTATTTTTTTGCAAAAATGATATCCAATGAGTTGACACATTATACTTAACCATCATATAATGCGGTTCTTTAATTGAATTATTGTTTAATTCATTTTTTAAAACATTTAAAAACTTTAAATATTTTTCAGTAACCCCTTTTCTTTTAATTGTGTTTTTCATAATTCATTAATTATTTGGTTATAATATTCTCTACATTCTTCAATTCGTGTTTTGATAACTTCGATTACTTTCTCATCTCGCTTAATTACGTGCGTTTTAACACGCTTTTGTATATCGATATGACTGTAACTATGTTTAGCTTCTACAAATGCTCTTAAATCGTCGTTTTCGTCTATTAGATTATTCTTCCAATGTTCCCTTCTTATTTCGTCTTCTACTATTTGTAAAGGTGTATCTACTAAACAATAACATAAATAAGCTTCTTGTTTGTTAGTTAACCACATATATCCTTGAAGCTGGTAGTAGTAATCTTTGTTTTTTAGTTCGTCTTCTACTACTTTTTCAAAGAATGTAAACGCATCCCAAGAACTTTTTACGTCAATCAGTACATCCGTGTTTATGTCGGGGGTTCCTGTCACCCAGTCATTTTCGAGTAACTCATCATTCTTGTACATAAAGCCCAAGTCTAAAACTTTTTCAACTAATTTAATCGATTCGTCTTCTACTTGGTTTCCCTTGTCTGTATATCGACTCCAAAACTCCTTTTGAATACCGTATTTTTCTTCAATAGCTAACTCAAGTAAATAACTTTTAGCAGTTTGAGAAAGACTCTCCCCCTTGGTACGGGGGTTCGTCATAATCTTTCCTATTTGTGAACATCTTACTTTCATACCTTTCCAAGTATTTCTATTTGCTCATCAGTTAAATCAAAGTTTAACGGTATATCAGCTAATTCATATTTACCACTTTTAACCGCTGCAATAGCTTTCATAAGCCTATCGTTTTCAATCTTTGGTTTCTTTGGTTTAATCTGTTCACCTGAGGCGTCCGTGTCTTTGTCAGTTACTAATCCAAGAATTGAACTCAAACAGTATCTACGAAAATACGTAACACCACTACCAAAAGACTGATAGTCATTCATGCCTTTTAATTGTACGTAAGGTATCAATGTTTCAGAGTCTATCATTTCTCCGCTTTCAATATGAAATAAAACAGTTTTAAGATAGTTCAATCCGTCTTTTGAATTGATTAGTTGCGTAAAGCCTAATCCGTGTTTTTGTAACAATGGATTAATCTCGCTAAATATCTTTGGTAAATCCGAATAAGAATATCCGTAACCTTGAGTTGCTTTGTGAATTACCTTCACCTCTTGCTGGAACGCTGCCAGACTTTTTAATACATTTTTCATAATAACTTTATTTAATTTTCTACAAATATAATCTAAATTTTTAATATAATAATAGCTTTTAAAAAAAAATACTTAAAATAATTTTAATTGTGCTACGTGGTTGTTTATTCGTTCAACCGCTTTTTCGTAGTATTCTAAATCTAATTCACAAGCCGTTAGTTCAAATCCATAATCGTGACAAGCTATTGCAATTGAACCTGAACCTAAATGAGTGTCAAGTATCTTGTTACCTTGTTGAGCGTATTTGTCAAGGAGCCATTTGTAAAGTGCAACGGGCTTTTGAGTAGGGTGTATTTTATTATATTGGTCTTGTTGATAACTTCTATCAAAATGCTTTGCGTTACCTATACTTGTGTAAGCTAATTCCCATTCAGAGAAATTACCATTTTGATGTTTAAACCAGCAAATCATACCTTTACCTAAATTAAAATATTCTGTAAAATAATTAGCACCCCAAATTATTTGATTTTTTGAAATTCTAAACAATTCGTTAAAATATAATTGTGTTGGCGTTTCTTTATCCCATTGCTTTGAATTATCATATTTAATTGTTTTTTGCCCATCTCTACCACTATAATTAATCCCATAAGGCGGGTCAACTATTGCCAAATCAAAATAATTATCAGGATAACGAGCCATTAATAACATATTATCTTCGTTTGTTATTTCTATTTTATCCGTTACTTTCATAAAAATTTCTTTAAACCTTGTGCGCATCTCTCAATTGAATTTGCGCGTTCTTGAAGGCTTGTTATTTGTTCTTGGATAGTTACCTTGCAATCAGTTGTAAAATATCCTTGTGAGGTCGCAATTAGCGGCATGAGTCCATTTGTGCGAATGTAGTTAACCATTTTGCGTAAACGAGGTTGGCTCATTTTAATTTTATATCCGTGTTCATGTAGAAATATATTCATTCGAGATACAATCAACTCTGCCTTTATTGGGTTCGTCTTTTTGTAGTGCCTAAATCCGTGCATCACCAAAGGTAAGATTTCAAGTTCTTCATTAGTCAACTCATGGGTGTATGTTTCAAATCCTGTAATCATTTTAATAAATTAAATTCGTTAATATTATTTTCCTTTGCGTATTGGTGTAAATATTCAATAGCATCTTTTTCTTTACGAAAACACTTAAGATATTTTTTAGTCTTAGGTGCTTTTATGATAAAATATGTGTACAGCATTTTTGGGTGCTTTACATAAATCTTTGAAATGTATTTATAATTCATGTTGTTTAATCTTTAATTTATAGGTGTTAATTATTTGCTTTAATTCTTCTATTGTAAACTTCCGTGTTTTATTAGCCTCCAGCTCCAAAAGTGTTAATTGTTCAATTCCTATTTTGTTAATTAATCTACTTCTGTACTCGATTAAATTACCGCTTAAATATTGGTTGCACGTAATGCAAGATGAATGTACGTTAAATTCATTAAAACGAACATTCCAATGGTTGTTAGCATTGAAGTAATGCGAAGCGTTTACACGTCCGTTAATTGGCTTTCCGCAGCTTATACAAGGCAATCCTTTATCTCGTAGGTTTATCCACTTGTTAAATACTTGCTGTGCTAATTTTATGTAGTCCTGGATTGTCATTAAATCCATTTTTAACTTAGCTTTTTTCTTTTTCCAATTCTTTTCTTTTGTTTCTTGTATCCATGCTGTTACACAATCTGGTTCAAAGCAGTTTTTTTGTAGAGTTGTGTATGGTTGGAATTGTTGACGGCAATATTTACATTTTCGTGTTTTCATAGTTCATCAAGTATTGATAATTGATTTACATCTGACTTTCTAAATATATTTAAAGCTGTTTCAAGTATTGTTTTTCCTGCTTCATAATCTACTAAGTTACGAGCCATTTTAACTACTAATTGTGTTCCGTTATATTTTTTAAAATCATAATCATGAAATTTACATAACCCTTTTAATTCGTCTTTTGCTTGGCTAATTGCAAACCTTCTATCGTTTAAATCATTCGGTAAATTAAAGTTTGTCCAGTATAAATGTCTTCCTCTTTTTTGTGCGTGAATTAAAGGTTCGTAATATGGAATTACATTTTCAACTACAAATTTACCGTGCTTAAAATAATGCTGTAAAAATAAAATTTCTTCATATAATTTCATATCTGGGTAAACGGGTTCTGTTGTAGTATCATAATTTGAACTATTCCAATATCTGGCTCTTGAATGAGTAGGACAAGGAGGTGAACTCCAAATAAAATCGAACTCTTTGTAATGTTCTAATAAATATTGGTGTGCGTCTGCAACTATTACTTTGTCATTCGGGAATCGCTCTTGATATAAACGTGCGGCTTCCGGGTCTAACTCTACGGCTGTTATTTCTAAATTGTCAGCTACCTCATCCCACTTGTAACGATTTCCACCTAAACAAGCGTATAAATTAAGTATTCTATATTTTTTCATATCTCACCACTAATTAAGGTTTTTAAATGTTCACTTAAACTTCTGTTTTCTTGTTTTAGCTGTAAGTTTTCTAATTCTAACTTGTGGCTTCGTCTTTCCGTAGCTTGATAAACCTTTTCACAATGCGTTAAATATTCAACAACTGCAGCTACTTCTTTCATGCTTTCTTCCATTGGACAAATTATGTCCAATCTTTCAGGGTGTTTCTCTTGTATTTCGTCAAGACTGTACTTTAATCTCCAATAAAGCGTGTTCATTCCTGACTTGCGTTTTATTAATTCAAGGCTCATATTAAAATGGATTTTCGTTTGCTAATCTAATCTTTTCACTTGCTGACATTAAACCACCACCCCAATTTAAGGCTGATTGTCCGTCTTTGTCGATTATTGGTTCGGGTTGTTTAGGTTTAATTTCTTGTTTTTCTTCACTTGCAAAAACTTTTACAAATCTATTATTTTCTAAACTATCAAAATAATAACATAAAGTTGCTTTATCAAATTTTATTTTTAAATTACCTACTTCACCATTTGAACGTGGTTTTATTTTATGAAATATAATATCTGCTTCATTATATTCATGATTTTCACGGTGTACTGTTATCATGCACTTTCCTGAATTATACCATTCACTACCACCCTTTAAATCGTATGGACTTGGTGG